GAGCATGGATGGTGTACATGTCACGATCCAACTTGGATGCAAAGAAAACAAACATGTGGTTGTAAACAATGTACATGTGGAGGTTATGAATGAAAAGAAAAGATTTGAAAACGTTTGATTGGTTCGATAAAACTATTATGATTATTGCTGGTCTCTTTGTTATTGTTCTTATTGTGTTAATTTCCTTCCAATAGAGGCGTTATATATATTAGACAAGGAATTTTTTATTATGTTACATTTCCCTACAACAATACACGATAACTTTTTACCAGATCCTCAAGGTGTCATTGCATTGAGTGAGCGTGGTACGTATAAGCCTTGTCCTTATGGACGATGGCCTGGAACACGATCACAACCACTCATTGAATTTGATCAAGAATTTTTTACGCATTTTCTCACACGGTATTTTCTCCAATTCTATGACCATGACTATTTGATGTCGGACAAGTTTCATTGTAGTGCAATATCGTATTTTCAAAAGATACCACCAAATTTAGATATGGGATGGGTGCATAGTGATCATCCATTTATTATTTCATTGATATTGTATTTGACGCCTGACGCAGATCCACGGTCTGGTACAGCGTTCTATCGACCTAAATCTTTTGAGACGATTGTTTCCAATGAAAGTAAAAAGAAAGACTATTATCTAGGTAAGATTGAAAAAGAAGAAAGTGTCCCTTATCGAAAGGCTCATAATTCGGGATTTGTGCAAACAGGTTTTATAGGTAACCAATTTAATCGTCTTTTGGCGTTTGATAGTCAACTATGGCATGGCGTGCAGGACTTTGATACAGGAGAGAATGAGCGCTTGACCATGATTACCTTTATAGATACTGTGGTTGCAAAATCATATCCCATTTCAAGATCCAGATATTTTCCTTTATTTCGTAATAGGGAAGATGTACCAATTTAAATGCATATATACTAATGCGGTGTTGGCGGAATTGGTAGACGCTATCTTACGATTGAATTTTATTCATGCAGGTTCAAGTCCTGTACACCGTACCAGGAAGAGTTACGGTTAGGTTGGGACCTCTAACCAGGTCCCCTCTTCCATAAGGAGTTTAGATTATGACAATGACGTATTTCCCTACTACCATTATCAATGATTTTTTTCCAGATCCTCATGCCGTTGTGAACATGACGTATTCAGATAAAATCGAATGGTGGTCAGCACCAGATGGTTCATGGCCTGGTATGCGAAGTCAGCCAATTCATCTTATTGATAATTACTTTTATAATTATTTTATCAATAGGTATCTGTTGCATTTTTATGATGAAGAATTTTTAAACTCACCCAATTTTGGATTTGCAGCCATTGCTTATTTTCAACGTACAAAAACAAATTTAGGACAAGGATGGGTGCATAGTGATTTTCCCAATCGTCATACAGTTATTGCTTATCTTAATGAAGATAGTAATCCATCATCTGGCACAGCTCTTTACACATTAAAATCTTCTGGTCTTCTTGGTGCAGGCACAAAAGAAGAACATAGAAATTCTAAACAAGCATATTATAAAGGTGAGATAACAGAAGAAGAAGCCGCAGCCCACAGACAAGAACATAACGACCAATTTGTTCAAGATACATTTGTGGCAAATAAATTTAATCGTGTTGTAGGCTTCGATAGTAGATTGTGGCATGGTGTAGAAAGTTTTGATACAGGAACAAAAGAAAGATTAACAATTATTTTGTTTCTTCATAAACTCGCCTGCTTTGATCATCCTATTTCCAAATCAAAATCTTATCCTCTAATCCGCTAATGTTATTACACAATAATTATTTTTATTATAAAAATGCATTGACACCTGAACAATGTCAACGTATACTAGATAAAGGCAAAAGTGTTTTACCTATGGATGCTAAAACCCTAGATCAAAAAGAAAAAGGTATGCACAAAGACTATACAAGAGATAGTACAATTGCATGGTTAAGTGATACATGGATTTATGAAATGATCCTTCCATTTGTTAAACAAGCAAATGAAGAAGCAGGATGGCGATATGAATGGGATCATGTAGAACTATGCCAATTTACAAAATATGGACTTAATCAATTTTATGGTTGGCACCCAGATGGTTATTCTGACTGGCCGGGAATTTATAAACCTGTACAAAAAGATGATAAGGGTATATGGAAATTATGTGACGTAGTAATGAATGAAGATCAATCAGATTGGGTATGGGAATTTGATGAAGAAACAAAACAACGATATCCTAAAGTGGCAATGACGGAGAACGATTGTCCACTACAAAGAAAAAAAGATCCAAAAGATCCTGATGAACCTATATCATCATTTGTCCCTAATAAATTCTGGTGGGGCAAAGTTCGAAAATTAAGTATAACACTTAATCTCTCAGTACCAGAAGATTATGTAGGTGGTAATTTAAAATTTGATTTTGGTCCTTTAGCAGGAGATAAGAGATATCATACATGTGAAGAAATTAGACCGCAAGGTTCTATTATTGTTTTTCCATCGTATCAATATCATACGGTTACTCCTGTAACATCAGGTACAAGATATTCTTTAGTGACATGGATATTAGGAAAACCGTTTCGTTAATACTACAGGTTGTATGCCAAAAAAAGTTTGTGCATATTGCATTTTTCTTGTATATATACATATGCTACTTAATGAAAAAAGTCTTATCTGCTTCAACTATCGAATATTCTCAAACACAATCAAATAAATAATAGAAAGAAAAAACTCCTCAAACTAATTGAGGATTAACAAGGAAATTAAAACGAATGACTACAGGAAGAATTAAATGGTTTAATCCAGCCAAAGGATATGGATTTATTGAACAAGAAGGCAAGGACGTTTTTTTGCATATCTCAGCTTTAGAAAAAGCAAATATTGATACGCTGACAGAAGGAGAGGAAATCGAATTTGATATCGGCGAAAATAAAGGCAGACAAAATGCAATTAATATTAAAAAGATAGCAACAGATCAACCCGTTGATGGAAACAAATAAGAAACTAATCGCAAAGACTATCACACACCCACAATATCACCAAGTATTACCATTAGACGAAGTGACTTTTAAATGGGACAAAGTGACGAACTGGAAAGTTTACGCTGATAGTCAAGGTATAAATTATAAAAAACTTTTTAATAGTTTAGAGAATAATGGATTACAACATCCTGTTATGGTAAGAATAATAAACAATGTTTATCGTAAATGGCAAGCAGGTGGACGAAGAATTATCTGGGCAAAACTAAATGATTATACACACATTTCCGCATATGTTCTAACAGAGCAAGCGCAAGTAGATGATATATACAAGGTTCAGTATGACGAAAGTTATAAATAATATCGAGGTAATACATTAGTCCACTCTTTCCTAGAGTGTGAAATAAATTAAATAAAGGAGTATACATGTTAAGATTAATTGCTCTTACGACCGTTTTTATGTTGCTATTCGCTTATCAAACGATGGCAGCAGACATAACGCCGTATGGTACTTTTAACTATAAATGGTCGCATGACGAAAACGCTTCAGGTGTTGCATACGACAAACTAGAAAACAATTCTTCTAAGATTGGTATTGATATTACAGAGCCAAATATAGAAGGATCGTCTATCTCAGGTTTTGCAAAACTGGAAGTTGGTGTAGACATTGACGATAGTGGAAGTGATACATTGGATTCTCGGCTCGCTTATGTGGGTTTAGAAAATAATGGTGTTTCATTTTCTGTTGGACGTCAAGCGAATCCTTTTGCTTCAGTTTCAAAAACAGGAAATTTTGAAGTGTATGGAAGTAATGCAGTATTCAAACATGCTGATCGTTCATCAAACTCCCTTAAACTAAGTTCAGGCGCTATAGATGTCATGGGCATAGTTGATGGTAGTACAGGTGGCGATGGTATTGACGAATACGAAGTTACATTATCACATTCATTACAAGGCATTGACCTCGCAGTAGGTTATGCTGATGATAGAGTAAATAGTATCTCTTATTGGGGTGCAGGTGCATCCACTACAGTTGGTGATTTAACAATTGCTTCAACATATACCGTGAAAGATTCCACTACGGACTTACAAGGTATGGAAGCAACAATTAGTTATAAACAATTAACTGTTGGTTATGGAGATAAAGAAGGAACTGGAACGTATTTGACTTATGGTTTAAGTCATAATATGACAGATAGTCTAAGTGTTTATGCAGAAATGCAACAAGATGACTTAGATACTGGAACGGACCTACAACATTATTCAATAGGTACTAAATTTACGTTCTAAATATAACACAGACATTTAAACAAGGAGATAAACGATATGGATAAATGGACAAAAGATCATGGCGCATGGAAAGACTACGGTCTTATCCTATTAGCAGTATGTCTATGGACAGGTGTTTTAGCACCCATGTTAGTTATAAAATGGGGTTTGATTGCTTGGATTGCAAGCAACTTGTGGCATAGATACAACGCCTAAAAAAATCAATAACAAAAGGAAAAAATCATGCGTGACATAACGAAGAACCGCTTGATGAGAATTTTTTATGTTTTAATTGTTGTTGGTGCGTTCTGGCTAGGTCACAACTATGGAGAGCAGGCAGCGATGGTATATGATGACTTACCTATACCAAAGGTAACATTTGAAATGCCTAGTGATTCCCAATAGCACAACAACTGAATAGATAATATAAAAGAACCCGGCTTTAAAGGCCGGGTTTTTCTTTTGAAAGGTTTTCAGAACCTGTCAATCGTCATAACGGTCATATCTTTTGATAAGGATTGATCTAACTCTTTCCCAAGCGATACGATCTTTAAATTGTTTAGCAGTATGACATTCTCTCAATGCCAATTTATTTAATTTCTCTTTACAAGACAAAAGTTTAGCAAGAAGTTTGCCGCCACCTTTAGGCTTTATAAAGGTCAAACAGCCTCTAACAAATTAAGCGAAACTTTCCATCGTTTTGGATTTCCGTGATTAGGTTCTGCAACGACAGCAGTTTTAGGATTAAGTTTTCTTATAACACCTTTTACGGTCATTCCGCGACCTGAAAAGGTAACAGTTTGTCCAGGATAAAATTTTGATTTTGCAATACTACTCAATTCGTCCCTACGATTTTTAATCATGTGGATTACAGAATTGATTTCACTATTATTCAATAATGAAATTTGTTTATTGATATTTACTAATATTTTACTCATAATTATTCTTATACATTATACTATAAATAGTAGAAAGTCAAGCAAATAATGCATTTTCCTTTAAAATAAAAGTGTTATTATTCAATGATTTAAGATTATATAGGAGAATAGTATGGGTTTTTATAGTAAATTGTTCACACAATCAGACGCTTTATGGAGTCCTCCATCACAAAAACCTAGAAATAAGAAGAATTTAGCAGAATTTTTTGATGGTCATAAAGCAAAGAAAAAGGTGAAGAAGAAAACAAAGACAAAGAAGAAAATAAAAAAGAAGAAAAAAGATACTTACTTTTTTGATGAAGAATAGGAGAGAATAATGGAATGTAAAAACTGTGGACACGGATGTCATTGTTCAGATGGCTCATCTTGTCAATCATGTGACTGTTCTAATTGTGAACATAACTAATGGCAAAAAGTGCTAGAAACACAATAGCACCTTATCAGAAAAGTGCTAAGAAAAGAACCTCTATAGGAGATAGTGCAAGGTCTCGTCCAAAGAATAAAAATAAACGTAGACAGCACAAACGAAGTCGAGGACAAGGGAGTGCCTAATGTTCATAGAAATGGTGATGTTAATACTGGTGGTGGAGCTGTCGTTGTATCTAATAACGTCTATGTAAATGGTAAGTCTATTTCTATTGATGGATCAACAGTAACCCCCCATACAGGACCTCATACCGGTGCGAAAACTGCTAATGGTAATACAAGTGTAAGGGCTAATGGCACACCTATTAATCGTTCAGGTGACGCTGATACATGTCTTCATACAAGAAGTGGTGGGAGTTCTAACGTTTTTACCGGGTAAGTCTATAAATAGTCTACATGGCAATACTTCAATCAGGATATACAGACGCAAGTAGGACAAACTCAAGTAAGAGGAGTGTTCGATTATATAAAGATATAGCATTATCGTTTGAAAAGAATACGGCAACAAAAGATGTATTACAAAAGAAAGATATTGAAGCCGTTAAACAATCTGTACGAAATCTAATATTAACTAATCACTATGAACGTCCATTTCATCCTGAAATAGGATCTGGTGTAAATAATTTATTATTTGAACCACTTGATCCAATTACAGCAAATGCTATGACAAGAACAATTGGGGAAGTGATAAGAAATTTTGAACCACGTGCTCAACTGGTAGCTGTGGATGCCCGACCTAAGTTAGATCAAAATTCTTATGAAGTGAGTATTGCATTTAGAGTAATTAATGTACCAGGTGAATTAGTTAACCTAGACGTAATGTTAGAAAGAAGTAGATAGATATGGCTACCACTAGAAGAATTGATGTAACTGAACTGGATTTTGATAATATAAAATCTAATCTCAAAACATTTTTAAAACAACAAGAACAATTTAGCGATTATGATTTTGAAGGATCTGGTATGTCAACACTATTAGATGTATTAGCATATAACACACATTACAACGCTGTTTATGCCAATGTTTTGGCAAACGAAATGTTTTTAGATAGTGCAGATATTCGTAACAGTATTGTTTCTCATGCTAAACATATAGGTTATACACCAAGAAGTGCCACATCACCTGTGGCATATCTCAATGTGACTGTATCAGATTTAACTGGTTCATCAGCAACAGCAAGTCGTGGTACAACTTTTACAACTACTGTTGATGGTACGTCATACAAATATATTGTGAAAGATGATACAACAATATCTCCAGTTTCTGGTGTTTATGCATTTTCTAGTTTACCTGTTTATGAAGGAACATTAGTTAATAACAAATATACAGTTGATACAACAAATGCAGATCAAAGATTTTTAATTAAAAATGCTTTTGCTGATACAACTACTTTAAAGGTTACTGTACAAAATTCTTCTACAGATACTACAACTACAACTTATACAAAATCAACTGACTTGGCAGATGTAATTAGTACCTCTACAGTTTATTACTTAGAAGGTGCTGAAGACGAACAATATGAAATTATTTTTGGTGATGGTGTTTTAGGTAAAGCATTATCAACTGGTAATATTGTTACTTTATCTTATATCGTAACAAGTGGTCTTGATAGTAATGGTGCAAGTTCATTTAGTTTATCTGGTACAATTGCAGGATCATCAAGTGCTACTATCACTACAGCAACTAACTCATCTGGTGGTGCAGATCCAGAAACTCCTGATAGTATTCGTTTCAATGCACCAAGACAATATGCTTCACAGAACCGTGCTGTTACAGTAAAAGATTACGAAGCAAGAGTAAAGACAATTTTTCCAAATACCAATTCTGTACAAGTATGGGGTGGTGAAGATAATGATACACCTGTTTATGGACGTGTTTACATATCCATAAAACCAAAGACAGGAGTATCACTTACAGACGCAAACAAGGCTGATATTATTACACAACTAAAAGATTTTAATGTGGCAAGTATTACGCCAATTATTCAAGATGTTGAAACTACATATTTACAACTTAATACTACTGTTAAATATGACGCTAAGTCAACAACAAGATCAGCAGATA